CCACGATCAGATTCACTCTTACCATCATGGATTGAAATGGATTCAAGTAATGCCAGGTATACTGCCCTTTCTTTACACCACTTCTCAGTTTCATCAATCAGAAAATCCAGAGACGCTTCTGTTGGTGTTTCGTAGATTGCGCTGGCAATTGATAAGATTTCATCAAACTCGTCACTGGAAACGCCTGATAGGTGTTCGATTGCAACCGCGTACTCGGATTGGGAAGGACATCCATTGTATTGTGAAAAGTGTTCAGAGAGGATGCCAAAAGTAGTGCGTCCTCCGGTCGTCTCAAAGTACTCTGTCTTAACATACGGAAGTACCTTTCTGGTGTAAGTTTCATTTTGCGAAAAGCCCTTTAAAATAACTGTTTCAATACTGGAGATCATGTATAATGAAGGTATGTCGAGAGGATGTATTTGTTACCTGTGTCAACTGGCAGTCCAGCATGTGGATATTGCCAGGTGGGAGGGAAAACCAACACAGACCCACGCTTTGGAGTGATCTTCATCTCATTAAAGAACTCTGTCTCACCACCTGTGAAGTCATCATTTAGATAATACAGGAAAGCAAGAAACCGTCTTGCTGAGTTGTAGTCACCGATGTCAACATGTTTACGAAATTGCTGACCAGTCCCACCATTATAACACTTGAGTCTAAACTCTTCAAGAGCCAGTGTATTCTTGGGAAAATACTCAGAGTCAGGTACACTGGCCTTGTATAATTTGAGAGCAAATCTGGTAGCTTCAATGACATTGCTCACCAGTTGAGTGCAGTGTCTATTAATATTTAATTGTGTGAAGTCAATAACATCGTTTCGTACATATTCTGTTTTATCTTTACTCATCTGAAAAGAAAGAATGAGGAACTCACACAAGTCCTCATCCATAACTTTAGGATAAAATTTTATGTACTCTTGAAGATTAGCCACGCACACGCTCTTCAAAGTTTTGCCTCACCAATGAGATAGAACCATTAGCTTCCTTCATTGTTGTTCTCCTTGTAATCTAATTCTGTAGCATAAAGTATATCAATGATATCCTCTATGGGAATTTGAGGATATCTTTCAGTCCACCATTGTATGTCAGCATCCGTATGCGAATGTCCCTTGTGCAATGGCATCCAGCTTCTCCATTACTTCAGGAGTGAAATATTTTTCTGGTTCTGCAAGGATTTGCTTTGCGTAGATCTTCTTTCCGTCGCCAAGATCATATCGTCCGGCAACATTTTTCCAGAGAGCTCCGGCTTCACCAAGTTCCAGTAGTCCATAATACTTGTCAAGACCACGCTCGTCATAAAACAACCTTACTTCAACTTCTTGGTTTTCTTTACTCAGACGCGACTTAGCAGTCTTTGCCTTGATAATGTTTCCAATGACTTCCTTTCCATCCTTTTCTTTCTTCTTGCTAAGGTAGATGATAGTGCTAGCAGCGTACTTGAGGCCACTGCCACCTCCCATTTCCTTAGTAGGGACATAGCTACCAATGACGTCATAAGTGTGGTTTGTAACGATAAGAGGTACATTTGCTTGGCCAAGTTTGAGGGTCAACATTCTAAAAGCACCCTTGACCAATTGTGATTTGGTCATGTCCCGAACATTCTTGTCAGCAAGAGCGTCGGTAATCTCCTTCTCAGTAGACAACATACCGAGAGAATCAAGAACGAACATCATTGGTTGTCGTTCGCTTTCTTCAATTTTGAGGTATTTATCGATAGCTTGAAGAGCCTTGGTTCTAAACTCTTCAATTGTCACCACATTAAGAACAACTACGCGACTTGTGTCAATGCTACGGCTCTCAAGAAGACTGCGAGTGATAGCAGACTCAGTGTCAAAATACAGGCAAATCCCATCAGGGTTAGTCTCAAGGAAGTTTCTAACGACAGCCAGAGAGAAGAAAGTCTTACCCGTGCTGCTCTCCCCAGCGATAGCGGTAATTTTATTTGCCGAAAAACCACCATTGATGCTTCCAGAAACCAGAGCATTAAAGATGTAACTACCACTATCAATATATCGCTCAGTTTCATCAATATCCTTTGCGAAAGTGGCATATTCATCTCCAATGTCTTTGATTAACTCTTTGAGGAATGTCATAGAAAGAAGTCTTCTAGTGTTGATATGTTTTCAGTTTTCCAACCAATGGTGTCCAGGATGGATTGCAATGGGTCGATGAAACTTTTCTGATACATTGTATCATAGTCGATGTATTCTGTCAACCCCAGTTCTGGTGGGAAGTCACTAATAAATGAGATGACATCCTCACCACCTGGGTTGGGTGTCTTGAGTGACACAAACTTGATCTTCTCACCATCATTAATGGTGTTATACTTGTTGGTCAGTCCTCTCTCCCTGAGTAAGTGATTGAATAGAATGACACCCCTGACATGCTTGGGTGTCCCCTTGCGATAGAGTGTGACTGGGTCTCTGAACTTAGAGATGTTATTGGCTGTGCGTGGAAACGCCAGTTGCTCAACAGGTAGTGTCTCAAACTCAGCTCTCTTCTCCTCAATATACTTAATCAACTGCTCTTCTGTGCCTGTCATAATGATATCAAGACACTCTTTGATATACACACGACAGGGTGCAGGGGTGGAGGACTTGACAGCCTCAATACCCATCATCTTGAGCTTGGGCTCTTCATACCTGACACCCTCATTGTCCCATACATTCAGGATATATCGCTTCTTAGCTGTCCAGATACCCTTCTCGGCAATACACTCACGCTTCATCACCAGTGTCTTCTCATAGCACTGTAGGTAGTCTGATAGCTCGTTGTATGACTCTTCAATGTAAGGTTCAATCTTGTCTTGACAGAACTTATTCAGAACCTCGACAACTCTTTGCCTGGGGGCATCGCGGAGGGATCCGACACTATCAACAAGATCGCTAAGATTAAGATAGATAGAATCAGTATCCGAGGCGATAACATAATCCTTATTTTGTGTCCCTAAAGCTTTATTTACAAACTCATTGATCTTGCGTTCGATCCATCGAATAGCCACCTGACCAGTGAGAGTGATAGCTTCAGCATTCTCCAACTTGTAGTGTCTGAAGTATTGGTTACCAAGGGCACCATAAAGAGAGTTCAGGCAAATCTTCCTGACCATCTGAAAGTTAGAGAACTTGGTAACATCTTTGATTGTTTGTGCATGCAGTTCTAGCAGCTCTTCGTTTGATAGGTGTGTGTAGCTTTCTGTCATTTCTTCTTGACAATCTTGTACTCAGGATAGTTTTCTTGCAGCATCTTTGTAAATCGTGCTTCAGTTGTTGGTGGGTTCAGGTGTTCCTGTAAGTAGATAATCTTGTGGTCGTGGTCATAGCGAACGCGTCCGCCATACTTCTTGTCTCTGTGGCTCATAGTCCCCTCCGTTTCATTTCAGACTCGATGTCAACGAGTTTCTGTTTGTAGTATAGCATCTGTTTCTTGTATCGTACACGCTCTTGATACATTTTGATAACAAGCTCTGGAAGCATTCCAGTCTTCTCTTTGCTGAAGGTTGCACCATTGGCACCCACACAGACATCCTCTGATGTGAAGATATCACACTCTTTTTTGATGAGGCCCTCCACATTGACATCCACCTTGTCAGGCAGCAGTGTCTCAGGTGAGATATTTAAGAACCTGATGAGTGAGGGATACAGTGAGTTGAGGTCAAAGGACACCACCCATCCATAGGCTCCAGGCTTTGGTTCTTTCACATAGGCACCAGCAAACTGCTCATTCTTGATGTTATCTCTACTGAACAGTGGAAGAACAATGTTCTTCTTATGGAGATAGTTATAGATGATGATGTCCCACAGTCTTACTTGTGCAAAGGTGTCAGTGTAGTTACACTTGGCATCATAAGCCATCAACATCACCAGGTCAATGAGTTTCATCTTCTCTTCTAACCTGTCAACCAGGTCAACGTCAACCAGGTTGTAGTCTACAAACTTCTGCCAACCTTTGGTGTAGAAGTCTTTGAATGTCTCAAACTCAGAGTGGTCAAGTTTCTTCTGTCCCAACTCAATGTCAGCGATAACATCGAGGCGATAGGACTCACGATTAGTGTATGTGAACTTCTTGTAGATATCCAGGTAGTCAATAATAGAGATACCAGCGATATCATAGGCCTGCTGTTTCC